GTAATATCTGTTCCGCCTGTTGGAATTGAAACAACAGCTGTATCAGCATCATTTTTGATTGTTATATCATTGGTAGAACCTTGTCCTGTTAGAATAAGACCTTCAGCTGAAGTATAACCTATAGCTGCATTATCACCCGAAGAAGTATCTCCAGTTGCTTCAACTGTAGTTCCAGTTACAACACCAGCAGCAGTTACATTAGCACCACTAAAAGTAAGTGCAGTAGTAGTTCCAGATTTAATTATTAAATTTCCACTAGTATTCGTTGCACTACCAAAAGTAGTTCCACCATCTTTAAAGAATACATCTCCACCATCAGCATCGAGTATAATATCTGCAGAACCATCTATGGTAAAATCACCAGTTGATGTAATACCAGTTGTAGTAAATGTTCCTATAGTAGTTCCATCACCTATCTTGCCATAGATTTCAATAAAGTTATCATTAACTTTATCTATGCCATCACGAAGTGTGTCACCCGTTCCATCATTTGCACTTGAACCAATTCCTACTAGTTGTCTTGCCATTTATATTTTTCCTTTTCTCTATTTATTAAACCTTATTTATTTAATCTGCTTCAGCAATAGTATTACCTGCGTCTACCCATGCTAGTATTTGTCTATAATCTTTATTACCTGTATTTAATGGAACTGTTGATAATGTGCCATCAGTATAAACAACTACATATTCGTTAGCAAAATTACCTGCTCTATCATTTGTTTTTTTAACAGTATTAATTGTCTTTGCCATTATAATTCTGCCTCCGCTATGTATGCATAGTAGTATCCATAGTTTTGATTAAATGCACTAGTTTTATTTGCAAATGTGAATCCATAATCGTTAAGAAATTGTGCTGCAATGCCTGTTATTTGTCCACCATCATGTATTCTATACACAGCACCTGCAGTTCCATCTTGGTGATAAAGAGTTGCTGTTGGAGTTGTTCTTTTTCTAGTCCTGTAACTTTTACCAGAAAGTGAATTAGTTGCAGCTGCATGGGTTGCACTACCTGTCCCGAATGATGGTGGTTGTCCCTCAGTTTGAGAATCTTCACCCCATGACATAGAGGTTTCGTAGTATCTTTCACAATCAAGTATAGTTTGTTGTATAGGTTTTCTTACAAATTCATTTGCAGCTACACCAGTTTCTAGTTGCACATCTGTAATAAACAAACTATCATCTGCTTCTACGTCAGTAACTCCTGACCAGATAAAGACTAATAGATTTCCTGTGTTGCTGGTATCTACTGTTATGTTTTCTATTTTGTATTCTGCAAATGAAGTTGTAGGACTTAAATTAGCAGGTGTATTTTCATATGTAGCATTAGTAATTAATGTTGGATTAGTTCCTTCTGCTTCCCAAGCACTTACTATATCACTTGTTACTGTATCTGCTGTACCACTCCATGATACTACTGCTGCTCTTACATCGTCTATACTAGCATCAGATGCTTTCATTTTAAACGAAAGACTTACTTTGCCACTAGCTAGTGCATGATGACAATTAATCTGTTCTATTATCTGTACTATTCCAAATTTTTTATCTGCTGTTTCTACTTGAAGTTGTATAGTTTTTTCAGAGCCATCGTTAGGTGAAGTATCTGATTGCAATACATCTACAATGTCATCTCCATCTGATAATAATATCCATCTATCTAATGTATAACTATCATCTGCATTTGTTGTAGTTGATGTGTTATCAACTATTGCATCTGTTATAGTAATACCTCTTTGTGCCACAACCATGTCACCATTTATAATCATGTTATTTACTGCACCAGTACGAACTGGGGTTTGACTAAAAGTTACAATACCAGTAGATGCAATTGCGATTGCATCGGTATCACTTGCACTACCTATGTTACCTGCATCTGGTATAACTATGTTTCCACCAGTTGTTAATAATCCGCCACCTGTAATTGCACTATTAAATATTGCTTTACCTGCTTCACTTCCATCAAGAGTTAACATAGTGATATCGGCAGTAGCATCTGTTCCTTTAAATATTATATCTGTATTGTTAGCAGCGGCATCTATTGTAATATTTCCAGATGAAGTAGTTATGTTAACAGCACCATCACCAGTAGTTATATTATCAGCAGCTACTTCTGTTCCAGCGACGAAAGCATTAAAATTTGTTTCTAATTCATTAATCGCACCAACTATGTCGGTTGCTGAAGTTGTAAGTTGGTCGCCTTGTGAACTTCCAGTAACATTACCTATGTCAGTTGCAAGTTCATTAAACTCAACTCTCCATTCTTCTAGTGTAGATGTTGTGGGTGTATTTCTTGTTGCCATTACTAATTCCTTTTCCTTATATTTATAATGTTATGCCGAGTTATCATCAAATTTTAATGATGATGAATCAAATGTAAAATTGGTATTTGAATATCTTTCATTTAAAAATTTACCACCTGTTACATGTCCAGGTATTTTTGCATTTACAAACTCCGTATAAAATGCTTCTCTTGGTATTTTTGGTGTACCTGCTGTATTATCTTCCAACTGTAAATAAGGTGGCGATGTTCCTGTTTCTAATTCTATGAAATTTATATCATCACCATATGAATCTTCTAAAAGAAATTCGCATTGTGTTGATATAGATTTAATAGTAACAGAACCAAATTGTTGAAATGGCATAAACCTACTATGACCATCTGTATTATCTGATACTGCCATTATTTGTCGACCTGCCCAATTTAATCCTATTGATGTTCCGTTTTCAAATATTACTTCATCTCCATCTTCATTTAACAATGCTTCACCATCTTCTAGTTGTATCGTAAACATTGATGGTGGGTGTGTAAATAATGATAATGGTATTTCTGATAAAGTTGGTTTTCCATATCCAAAACTTGCTTTAGTTGTTGTACGAATTAATGGTAATTTAATAGTATGAGAAGATGTCAAAGTTACATCTCTTTGTCCTGCTGTTAATGCAGAGTCAACACCAACTGCTGGACTTGAATTTGCTGAACTACCATCTGTACTTGTTCCAAGTCTTCTACCAAATACTGTTTTGAAAATAGTTTCAAATGTTGATGCGAGTTCTGGAGTAAATGTATCATCTCCTTCGAATCCACTTACATCAGTACCAGCAGGTGTTTTTATTCTTGCAGAAACTAAAGTTGCTAAAGATACTTTACCAAATTCTTGCCACCCAGCGGGGTGTGTTGATTTTTTTAATGCATCTCTATATTCACTAAGAGATTGTCCAACTGCAATTTCATAAGAATAATCTTGATAATAATAACTATCTTGAATTCTCGCTGCGTCTTCACTTACTTTACCTTTATCATTAAAAGAAGTTCCAATAGAAGTTGCAATACCACCGACTGTTGCAGTACCAGTTGCGTATGAAGCATGTGCTATCGTACTTGTTACACCAGACATTGTTGCTGAAGTACCAGTTCCCCATTGAACTTCATCTTCATAAATCATTGTATCTTCATCTTCAAATAAAATATTATCTCCACTATTATCTTCATTAACAACATTCAGTAAAGAATTTATTTGAACTGTAAGTAATTGTCTATCACTATCATATGCAACAACCGTTCCATTATGAGAAGTAAGTGCTGAATCTGCAACCCATGTTCCAGAAACATCTTTTAAAATTGCATTTCTATAAAACAATAATTCTGGTGTAGGATTATTATTAACAATTTTAATATTGTTATCATCTTCTGTTAGAATATTAAAAGTTCCAGTTCCACTTTCTGTAATCAATTGAAAATCAGAACCATATTCTAATCCAAAATTTGTTATTTTTACATCTTGTGCTTGTCCAATACTATTTGAAAAAGGTCTTACTTTACCACTAGACCCACCAGATGAAGTAATAGATGAAACTTTTGGAAGTAATGAATAACTGTTGCCTGGATTGGTAATACGAATATCTGTAATCTCACCAGATTGAGATGATACACTTAAATTTGCAAATGTTCCTGTTTCAATAACAATCTTATCTCCACTCTTAGAATCTGTAACAAGTGTATAAGGCTCAAGAACAATATGGTCATCTGCTTTCATTTTTAATTGTGCGACTGTGCCATCTTCTGGTGTAAATCCACCACCAACTACACCAACCTCAGCAGCAACACTAGAACCACCTGCTCCTGTATTATTAAAAACAAGTGCGTCCCCAACTACATATCCAGTTCCAGCATCATCAACTATAAATCCGTCAACTTCTCCTAAA